GTTTCTTGATATCCAACTCCTCTAATGTTTAGGTAACTAAATATACTACTTGGATTAATTTGTTCGTTATCTCCTTCGTATGATTCATTTTTGTTTCCTTTTGCATAAATTTTCATTTGTGGAAATTTAATGCTTTGCATGTCTAAACCGATGTTTAACATGTTCATGTGTAGTTTTGCGTTGTATAGTCTAATTGGACATTGAAATACATCTAATTGTACTTTATAGCTTCCAAACAACGGTCCAATTGTTGGATGTGTCATGATATTGCAATTTAAATCAATATCGAAGCTATCGCCTGGAAGTGCCACTTCTGTCATGAATGGTACTAATGTTCCTGCTGACATCGTTGATCTCCAAATATAGCTTAAGTCATGTGTTGATCTGCTATAATTGTGTAATTCTACTTTTTGTTTATTTCCGGCTCCTAATCTGTCGCCTCCTAATGTTACTGTGCTCATTATTCTGGTGTTTTAAATTTTTCTACTACTGCCCAGATAACTTGTGTTACTCTGTTCCATGTAATTCTTTTAAGTTCTTTTTCTAGTTCTTTTTTGCTTTCGTGTACTTCTGTAATTCTATGTTGTCCGATTACTCCTATATATCCGTTTGCTATTTTTACTATTGCGAAAGGTGTTTCGTCAATAGTTGTCACTTCTTGTAGTTCCGAATTCGATTCGTGTTTGTCTAATAGGTCTACATTCGTTTGTGTATTCTCTTGTTCCACTATTTTCATCTATTTTATATTTAAATGTTGTTTTTATTTTATAGTATTCTTTTATTTTATTTTTCGGGATTATTTCTCCCGTTTCTATGTCTACCCATTCTGTTGTGGTGTACCATTTTTTTATGTTGTTCATAATTGTGTTCCTACTAGGAAACCCGCTGTTACTTTTAGTATTTCAATAACTAATTTTAACCAGTTCCTTTTTTCATTCATTTTTACCTCCTTTCTTTTTTTTTGGTTGATATTCTATGTGTAAATGGTCTTTTTCCAATATTACATCAAAGTCGTTTCCTAAATATTGTTTGATTTCCCAACCGCATACTTTTGCGTTTTTCATGTCTCTAGTTCTTAGGTCTACTGCTTTGTTTTTATAGTGGAGTGAGTTGGTCATATGTTTGCCGTCGTTCGCGCTTGTTATTGTTATTTCATATTTTTCGCCCTCTATGGTCTTACATATCCACTCAATGAACATTAATTTTTCTTTTAATTTTTTGTCTAATTTTTCTATTGTTACGTTTTCTTTAGTTTTCATTTATTTTCGTTTTTAATATTTTTAATATTCTTATATATTGTTTTCTTTCTTGTATTAATTTGTACGCATATTCTAATTGTAATTCTGCTTCTTTAATTTTGTTGTCCAAATGTATTGAATTTAATTTCATATTTCCTAATTTATTTTATTATTTAACATTTTTTTAACACTTGAATGAGGAGACGAGTTTACTCGTTGGCTCGTGAAAGTTTGGCTTCTGCCTTTTTTAATCTTGTATAGTGTAATATTTTTCTTTTATTTATTTCGTATCTTTTTTTCTCTAGTGTTTCTGCATTTACTTCGTTGTCTCCATATCCTAGCCTTTTGTTTTTTGCTCTGTAAAAGTCCCTTAATTTTATATAGTTATCTTCGCTTTTACTTATGTCTGTTTTTTCTCCACATACCCATCTTTCTTCTTTATCTAATTTTTGCAACCATAGTTGTTCTTTTTGTTCTTCTGTATATATTTTATTTCTGTAATATATTGGTAGGTTTATTTTAAACCCTTGTCTAGTTGTATATGTTTCTATCGTTTCATTGTTATTATATTTATTTCTTTTACTATCGTATCTCTTCATATAGTTTTTACCTATTCCTGCGCTTGTTAGTATTTTGCTATTATAGTTTGGATGTTTTTCATCTGTTTTGTTTACATATTTTACAATATAGTTTATTGTTCTTTCGTTTACGTATCCTATGTCGTTTTTATCTAGTCTTTTTCCGTTGTTGTATTTACTGCATCCTATTGTGATTATTCCGTATTTCCAAATTTTACTTATTGTTTCATTGTCTATTTTTGTGAATATTATTCCATGTATATGGATGTTTTCTTGGTTGTTTCCTCCTATCTCTGTTATAAACCAATGTTTAACTGATTTTTTGTATTTTTTTCTCCATCTTTCTAGGAATCTTCTTGTACTTAGTGTTGCTATTTCATTATCTAAGTTGTAGTCTGTTACTCCAGTTATTTCCTCACTTAATTTTTTATATTCTTCATTACTATATGTTAGGGTAATGAATTTTCCCGTATTATCATGTCTTATCTCTTCGTGAAGTCTTACTTGCCATTGTCGGCTTTTTTGTTTTTTACATTCTATACATTTACCGCATCCTACGGGAACGTATAATGTTCTTTTATCGATAACGGCGGGAATATCCCCGCCGTTTTTTTTATTCGCTTTATATTTGCGATTTTCTATTAATTTTGGATATAGACACATTTATTTTAATTTGTGTGTTTGTTTATCTTCTTGCCCTGCTTCTCCGTATAGGTAGTTGATTAATTTTGTTAGTTCACCTCCTGCTACTTTGTCAATTCCTTGAAATGTTGCATTTGTATTTGCATTGAATTTACTTATTTTGATATCTTCTTCCATTTTTTTGATTGTTGCTTGATTTACGTCTATTCCGCTTTTCATTACTGCTAGTTTAAATGCTTCGTTTAACGTTTCAGCTTTGTATTTTTCTATTTGTGATTTTTTTGTTTGTTCTGTTACGTTTGCGTTTGTTAGTGCTATTCTTGCTTCACTTTGTGCTTTATCATAGTTTGCTTTTAGTCCCATTACTGCCTCATCAAAAGTCATTTGCCCTAAATTACTTTGTATTTCTGCATTTTTTGCATTAAATGTTTTTAATGCTGTATCAGCTGCTGTATTTGCTAAATTTGCTTCTCCTGTTGGGTTTTTTCCTTCTTTTACGTCTGCGTCAGCGTTTAAGTTTCTTGCTTGTGCTTTTGCTACTTCTGTTTGTGCTGCTAAGTTTGCCATTTGCATTGCCATGCCACTTGCTACTCCTGCTTGTGCTGGTGTTCCTCCGCTTGCACTACCACCGCTTCCACTTGACACTGTCATACCTCCTCCGCCTTGTCCTCCGTACATTAGTCCTACGTTTAGTCCTGCTTTTTCCATTTGTTTTCTTTGTGCATCGTAATTGGTATTTTCCCAATTTTCTTGTTGTATTTTTTGCATTTGTTTATTCAATTCCATTTGATTGGCTTTTTGAATATCCATCAGTCTTTCTTGTTGTTGGTTTTGTTGTTCTTTTTCGAACATTCCCAACATTCCTCCTAGCATTCCCATGCCTAATTGTTCTGCTCCCATTTTTTTCGCGCTTTTTTAAAGCGGTACTTTGTCTCTTGTTATATAAGAACACATGCGTACCGCTATGTTAAATTTTTTTATTTATCAGTTCCGTTGCCTTGTGTTGGCTCAGCTCCGCTGTCTTCTTTTACTACTTGCATTTTTGCTTTATTGTCTCTTTTTGCTTGTACGCTTTTTGCTACATAGTCCATTGCATCTATTGCTATTTCGAATCTATCTGTTCTAATATCATAACCTGCTTGCACCCCGTCTTTTCTATCTGTGTAGATTAGTGGTGCTCCGTCTTTTATTGGTTCTTTATTAGTTGTTATTCTTTCAATTTTTTGTTCTAGAGTTTCTCCTTCAATACTATTATTTACTTGAAATCCTCCTTTTGAGTATTTTGGTGTTTTATACATTTTTTTAGTTTTTATAAGGGGGATTTCTCCCCCTTTTGTTATTATAAATTAGGCATTAATTTAGCTGACATTTTACGTCTTGCTGTAATGTTTACTCCGATTTGCGCCCAGAAATTTTGTGCATCTAGTCTTGCATCTGCAAAGATGTGATTAAATTTGTTTGGGTCAATATATGTTGTTAAATCTTCGATTCCATTTGCGCTTTTTTCGTATCTTCTATTTAATGTCATCCACATTTGTGAGTTTTCTTCTGCGAAGTTTCCCCTAACTTGGTTTACATTTGTCATGTAATTTATCCATGCTGGTTGTTTTCCTACTTCTTTATAGATTGGCACGTGTCCTGCTGTTAAATCTGTCGAAAACCACGCAAGCTGATCAGCGATGAGCGATTGGAACCCAATCTCATCCAATGCGGGTTTGTGTAGGTCATCCATTGTTTTTAAGTTTACATCCCATTTATTTCCTTGTGAGTAGTCTACTCTTGGTGTTAATGAAATGATTCCCATGATGTAACTTGGCTCATCTACTCTTACTTTAATTTTACCACCTTTGTGTTTTTTTGTTAAAATACCTCTACCTGCTAAAGTTCCTAATGGTTGTTCTTCTTCTCCACTTGTTGAACTAGCTACTGACACTACTTCTTGAAATGTTAATTCTTTAATTAGTCCTCCTAGGTACATAGGGTTTTCTACGCTTCTTGTTCTTTCGTGTGTATATACTGCATCTAGCCAATCATCGTAACTTCCTCCGCTTACTGCGATTCTGTTAAGCATGTCATACACTTTCTTACTTAATTGTAGTGTGTCGATTGTAAATTCCCCACTGCTTGTATCAATACTTGTAATTGCATTAATTCCGTTTGTTCCGTCAATCCATTCTGTACTAATCCAGTTGTTGAATAAGTCACTTTGATATGTTTTTAAAGCTAGTCCTTCTTGGCTTGATTTTTGGCTAAATGGTTGCGGTGTATAGTCTCCTTGATTGAACGGCCAGATATATGGCGTTAAGTTTTGGTCATTAACTATAAATGCTCCCGTATTATATACATCTTGTAAGATGTTTTGACGCATTGTGTCAATATTATCAAGTGGAAATGTTTTTACTTGTGGTTTTAAGTTTGTTGGATTTTTTGTTGAAAAATTGTATTCGTATTTATTCCATTCAATAATGATATATCTATATTCTTCGAATGCCTTTTTTGCATAAATTTTTTTATTTACCCCGTCCCATGTAATAACGCTAAAAATTTGTTCTATACTTCTTGTTTTTGTCAATCCATTATATGTATAGTTTAGTTTAATTTCATTAAAATCTGGTTCGTTATTATTACTTAATGTTATTACTAAGTCTGTAATTTCTTCGATTTGAAATTCTTGTGGATTGTTTGAACTTGTAATTTCTATTTGTTTGACGTTGTTAGTCGTCATTACCATATTTGTTATAGTATTTGTCAAGTTGTCCATTGGATTGTGTATTACTGCTCCAATTTCCTCAACCTTATTTGCATAGTAATTTTTATAGATATCCCAATAGCTCAAAAATGGTATTGCGTTAAATTCTCTATATGTTGTTGAAGTTGAGTATGTTTCTTGATATCCAACTCCTCTAATGTTTAGGTAACTAAATATACTACTTGGATATCAAGAAACATACTCAACTTCAACAACATATAGAGAATTTAACCCAATACCATTTTTGAGCTATTGGGATATCTATAAAAATTACTATGCAAATAAGGTTGAGGAAATTGGAGCAGTAATACACAATCCAATGGACAACTTGACAAATACTATAACAAATATGGTAATGACGACTAACAACGTCAAACAAATAGAAATTACAAGTTCAAACAATCCACAAGAATTTCAAATCGAAGAAATTACAGACTTAGTAATAACATTAAGTAATAATAACGAACCAGATTTTAATGAAATTAAACTAAACTATACATATAATGGATTGACAAAAACAAGAAGTATAGAACAAATTTTTAGCGTTATTACATGGGACGGGGTAAATAAAAAAATTTATGCAAAAAAGGCATTCGAAGAATATAGATATATCATTATTGAATGGAATAAATACGAATACAATTTTTCAACAAAAAATCCAACAAACTTAAAACCACAAGTAAAAACATTTCCACTTGATAATATTGACACAATGCGTCAAAACATCTTACAAGATGTATATAATACGGGAGCATTTATAGTTAATGACCAAAACTTAACGCCATATATCTGGCCGTTCAATCAAGGAGACTATACACCGCAACCATTTAGCCAAAAATCAAGCCAAGAAGGACTAGCTTTAAAAACATATCAAAGTGACTTATTCAACAACTGGATTAGTACAGAATGGATTGACGGAACAAACGGAATTAATGCAATTACAAGTATTGATACAAGCAGTGGGGAATTTACAATCGACACACTACAATTAAGTAAGAAAGTGTATGACATGCTTAACAGAATCGCAGTAAGCGGAGGAAGTTACGATGATTGGCTAGATGCAGTATATACACACGAAAGAACAAGAAGCGTAGAAAACCCTATGTACCTAGGAGGACTAATTAAAGAATTAACATTTCAAGAAGTAGTGTCAGTAGCTAGTTCAACAAGTGGAGAAGAAGAACAACCATTAGGAACTTTAGCAGGTAGAGGTATTTTAACAAAAAAACACAAAGGTGGTAAAATTAAAGTAAGAGTAGATGAGCCAAGTTACATCATGGGAATCATTTCATTAACACCAAGAGTAGACTACTCACAAGGAAATAAATGGGATGTAAACTTAAAAACAATGGATGACCTACACAAACCCGCATTGGATGAGATTGGGTTCCAATCGCTCATCGCTGATCAGCTTGCGTGGTTTTCGACAGATTTAACAGCAGGACACGTGCCAATCTATAAAGAAGTAGGAAAACAACCAGCATGGATAAATTACATGACAAATGTAAACCAAGTTAGGGGAAACTTCGCAGAAGAAAACTCACAAATGTGGATGACATTAAATAGAAGATACGAAAAAAGCGCAAATGGAATCGAAGATTTAACAACATATATTGACCCAAACAAATTTAATCACATCTTTGCAGATGCAAGACTAGATGCACAAAATTTCTGGGCGCAAATCGGAGTAAACATTACAGCAAGACGTAAAATGTCAGCTAAATTAATGCCTAATTTATAATAACAAAAGGGGGAGAAATCCCCCTTATAAAAACTAAAAAAATGTATAAAACACCAAAATACTCAAAAGGAGGATTTCAAGTAAATAATAGTATTGAAGGAGAAACTCTAGAACAAAAAATTGAAAGAATAACAACTAATAAAGAACCAATAAAAGACGGAGCACCACTAATCTACACAGATAGAAAAGACGGGGTGCAAGCAGGTTATGATATTAGAACAGATAGATTCGAAATAGCAATAGATGCAATGGACTATGTAGCAAAAAGCGTACAAGCAAAAAGAGACAATAAAGCAAAAATGCAAGTAGTAAAAGAAGACAGCGGAGCTGAGCCAACACAAGGCAACGGAACTGATAAATAAAAAAATTTAACATAGCGGTACGCATGTGTTCTTATATAACAAGAGACAAAGTACCGCTTTAAAAAAGCGCGAAAAAAATGGGAGCAGAACAATTAGGCATGGGAATGCTAGGAGGAATGTTGGGAATGTTCGAAAAAGAACAACAAAACCAACAACAAGAAAGACTGATGGATATTCAAAAAGCCAATCAAATGGAATTGAATAAACAAATGCAAAAAATACAACAAGAAAATTGGGAAAATACCAATTACGATGCACAAAGAAAACAAATGGAAAAAGCAGGACTAAACGTAGGACTAATGTACGGAGGACAAGGCGGAGGAGGTATGACAGTGTCAAGTGGAAGCGGTGGTAGTGCAAGCGGAGGAACACCAGCACAAGCAGGAGTAGCAAGTGGCATGGCAATGCAAATGGCAAACTTAGCAGCACAAACAGAAGTAGCAAAAGCACAAGCAAGAAACTTAAACGCTGACGCAGACGTAAAAGAAGGAAAAAACCCAACAGGAGAAGCAAATTTAGCAAATACAGCAGCTGATACAGCATTAAAAACATTTAATGCAAAAAATGCAGAAATACAAAGTAATTTAGGGCAAATGACTTTTGATGAGGCAGTAATGGGACTAAAAGCAAACTATGATAAAGCACAAAGTGAAGCAAGAATAGCACTAACAAACGCAAACGTAACAGAACAAACAAAAAAATCACAAATAGAAAAATACAAAGCTGAAACGTTAAACGAAGCATTTAAACTAGCAGTAATGAAAAGCGGAATAGACGTAAATCAAGCAACAATCAAAAAAATGGAAGAAGATATCAAAATAAGTAAATTCAATGCAAATACAAATGCAACATTTCAAGGAATTGACAAAGTAGCAGGAGGTGAACTAACAAAATTAATCAACTACCTATACGGAGAAGCAGGGCAAGAAGATAAACAAACACACAAATTAAAATAAATGTGTCTATATCCAAAATTAATAGAAAATCGCAAATATAAAGCGAATAAAAAAAACGGCGGGGATATTCCCGCCGTTATCGATAAAAGAACATTATACGTTCCCGTAGGATGCGGTAAATGTATAGAATGTAAAAAACAAAAAAGCCGACAATGGCAAGTAAGACTTCACGAAGAGATAAGACATGATAATACGGGAAAATTCATTACCCTAACATATAGTAATGAAGAATATAAAAAATTAAGTGAGGAAATAACTGGAGTAACAGACTACAACTTAGATAATGAAATAGCAACACTAAGTACAAGAAGATTCCTAGAAAGATGGAGAAAAAAATACAAAAAATCAGTTAAACATTGGTTTATAACAGAGATAGGAGGAAACAACCAAGAAAACATCCATATACATGGAATAATATTCACAAAAATAGACAATGAAACAATAAGTAAAATTTGGAAATACGGAATAATCACAATAGGATGCAGTAAATACAACAACGGAAAAAGACTAGATAAAAACGACATAGGATACGTAAACGAAAGAACAATAAACTATATTGTAAAATATGTAAACAAAACAGATGAAAAACATCCAAACTATAATAGCAAAATACTAACAAGCGCAGGAATAGGTAAAAACTATATGAAGAGATACGATAGTAAAAGAAATAAATATAATAACAATGAAACGATAGAAACATATACAACTAGACAAGGGTTTAAAATAAACCTACCAATATATTACAGAAATAAAATATATACAGAAGAACAAAAAGAACAACTATGGTTGCAAAAATTAGATAAAGAAGAAAGATGGGTATGTGGAGAAAAAACAGACATAAGTAAAAGCGAAGATAACTATATAAAATTAAGGGACTTTTACAGAGCAAAAAACAAAAGGCTAGGATATGGAGACAACGAAGTAAATGCAGAAACACTAGAGAAAAAAAGATACGAAATAAATAAAAGAAAAATATTACACTATACAAGATTAAAAAAGGCAGAAGCCAAACTTTCACGAGCCAACGAGTAAACTCGTCTCCTCATTCAAGTGTTAAAAAAATGTTAAATAATAAAATAAATTAGGAAATATGAAATTAAATTCAATACATTTGGACAACAAAATTAAAGAAGCAGAATTACAATTAGAATATGCGTACAAATTAATACAAGAAAGAAAACAATATATAAGAATATTAAAAATATTAAAAACGAAAATAAATGAAAACTAAAGAAAACGTAACAATAGAAAAATTAGACAAAAAATTAAAAGAAAAATTAATGTTCATTGAGTGGATATGTAAGACCATAGAGGGCGAAAAATATGAAATAACAATAACAAGCGCGAACGACGGCAAACATATGACCAACTCACTCCACTATAAAAACAAAGCAGTAGACCTAAGAACTAGAGACATGAAAAACGCAAAAGTATGCGGTTGGGAAATCAAACAATATTTAGGAAACGACTTTGATGTAATATTGGAAAAAGACCATTTACACATAGAATATCAACCAAAAAAAAAGAAAGGAGGTAAAAATGAATGAAAAAAGGAACTGGTTAAAATTAGTTATTGAAATACTAAAAGTAACAGCGGGTTTCCTAGTAGGAACACAATTATGAACAACATAAAAAAATGGTACACCACAACAGAATGGGTAGACATAGAAACGGGAGAAATAATCCCGAAAAATAAAATAAAAGAATACTATAAAATAAAAACAACATTTAAATATAAAATAGATGAAAATAGTGGAACAAGAGAATACACAAACGAATGTAGACCTATTAGACAAACACGAATCGAATTCGGAACTACAAGAAGTGACAACTATTGACGAAACACCTTTCGCAATAGTAAAAATAGCAAACGGATATATAGGAGTAATCGGACAACATAGAATTACAGAAGTACACGAAAGCAAAAAAGAACTAGAAAAAGAACTTAAAAGAATTACATGGAACAGAGTAACACAAGTTATCTGGGCAGTAGTAGAAAAATTTAAAACACCAGAATAATGAGCACAGTAACATTAGGAGGCGACAGATTAGGAGCCGGAAATAAACAAAAAGTAGAATTACACAATTATAGCAGATCAACACATGACTTAAGCTATATTTGGAGATCAACGATGTCAGCAGGAACATTAGTACCATTCATGACAGAAGTGGCACTTCCAGGCGATAGCTTCGATATTGATTTAAATTGCAATATCATGACACATCCAACAATTGGACCGTTGTTTGGAAGCTATAAAGTACAATTAGATGTATTTCAATGTCCAATTAGACTATACAACGCAAAACTACACATGAACATGTTAAACATCGGTTTAGACATGCAAAGCATTAAATTTCCACAAATGAAAATTTATGCAAAAGGAAACAAAAATGAATCATACGAAGGAGATAACGAACAAATTAATCCAAGTAGTATATTTAGTTACCTAAACATTAGAGGAGTTGGATATCAAGAAACATACTCAACTTCAACAACATATAGAGAATTTAACGCAATACCATTTTTGAGCTATTGGGATATCTATAAAAATTACTATGCAAATAAGGTTGAGGAAATTGGAGCAGTAATACACAATCCAATGGACAACTTGACAAATACTATAACAAATATGGTAATGACGACTAACAACGTCAAACAAATAGAAATTACAAGTTCAAACAATCCACAAGAATTTCAAATCGAAGAAATTACAGACTTAGTAAT